ACCGGACCTGAACGGAAACCCGTTGGACGGCCCTCCATCACCAGGAACGAACAGTGGTGTGTCGCGCCAGGAGTCCAGGACAGCCTCGGCACGTGTGTTGGGCGCCGCTGAACTGGCACTACTTCGGTGCCGCGAACTCGCGGGCGTAAGACTGAGGTTCAAATGCCCTGATTGCGCTGCGGGGTTCCCGGCGTCGATGGTCGCGTCGTTGCTCGGCGAGGAGAACGCCCCGGATCCGGTGAAGCTGGTCAGGGCAGGTACCGACGTGTTCCAGGAGATGCTGGTCATGAACGGCATCAGCCAGAACCAGGCCGCAGCGTTGGGGCAGCAGCTTGAGGTGTACGCGGCCCGCACCCTGTACGAGCCGAAATGTCCCGAGCTGCCGTCCGGCTTCGTTGCCGCCGTGAACAAAGCACAGGAGGTGAGCCATGAGCTCGCTAGCACCGCTTAAGCCGCCGCGCTCCTGGTTCGACACCCCAGAAGCGGACCACCCGACCCCGCTGACGTTCACGGCGGACGGACAGGTGTACGGACATCTCGCGCTGTATGAAACCTGCCATTCCGGGTTCCAGGGCGGCGCGTTCTCGGAGTGTGTGCAGGCGCCACGGTCACCTTCGGGCTACCAGATGTTTCATCTCGGACAGTTGGAGACAGACGATGGCACAGTCGCGATCGGAAAACTTACTTACGGTACGGGTCATGCCCCCCTATCTGCCGGGCTACAAGCCGCCTCGGCCCATTACGATGACACGGGCTCAGTGGGAGCTTTCGTCCGTGCCACGGATGGCCGTCACGGAATCTGGCTTGCGGGTTCCGTACGCTCCGACCTCACCCCCGAAGGACTCCGAGACATGCGAGCCAACCCCCCATCCGGGGACTGGCGAGCACTGAACCACCAGCTCGAGCTTGTCGCCGCCCTCAGTGTTGTCGTGCCCGGCTTCCCGATCCCACGCTCCCAACTAGCCCTGTCCGCTAGCGCAGGCATCAGCGCCCTGATCCTTCCCGGCGTACAGGAAGACGACATCGTCGAGCCCCGCTCCCGAGACTTCCTCAGGCGGCGCCAGTCTTTGTCGACGGCGCTGACCGCGGCTGTGCTCACCACCAAGAAACGCGACAGCCTGCCGGACAGCGCGTTCGCGCTCCCAGGGCGGCGCTACCCGATCCACGACCGGGCACACGCAGCCAACGCGTTGGCGAGGGTGGCTCAAAACGGCACCACGTCCGAGAAGGCCCGAGTGAAAGCAGCGGTGTGCCGGAAGTTCCCGGACATGGAAGCCTGCACGTAAGGGTCCAACACCACCCCTCAAGGAGTACACTCCTTCCGAGGCTGCTCCACCGCCTGTACCCCCTCCCCCTTGAGGTGGTGGAGCACGCCTCGGTTCCCCCAGATCCGTGGGGTGGCTACCGCCGCTGCCTCACGGATCCCCCTGACTGCACCCATCTGCTGATCATCCAGGACGACGCGATCCCCGTCCCCGGATTCGCCGACGTGCTCCCACAGATCGCCCAGAACGACCCTGTGTGCTTGTGGATCAGCAACTCCCCCGCGAACGCCGCCGGACGAGCACGACGCGCCCACGGCAAACAACCATACGTCCCGCTCGGACCGGCGCCGTTCGTTCCGTTAGTGGCGGTGCTGTGGCCCCGCCAGGCAGCGATTGATTTTCTGGAATGGTCAGAAACGGCCTCCCAGATCACCCGTGCCGATGACGGCAACGCCGGCCGGTGGATGCGGCAAACCAGAAGACAGTTCATGGTGTGTGTCCCGTCGATCGTCGAACACGACGACTGCGTGCCTTCGGTGAAGGGCGGACGTCCGGAAACACAGGGAAGGGACCGTTCGCGGGTGGCGATGCTGCTCGCCGACGACGCGCGGGACTGGTATCCGTCCTCCACATGAGGTACTGTCCTCCGCAAGCTTGAGCAGCGGGGCTGCTCTGCCTAGCGGGAACGGGGTTCCCGGCGCGTTATGTAACGCCTATGAAGGGACCCCAGAATGGCAGAGGAGAAGGACGGACTGTTTCCCGTTCTCCCCGAAGACCTGACGGCACTCTCGATCGAAGACCTGGAGAAGCTGACGGACGACCATGTGTCGGCCGCCGCGCTGATCCAGGCCGACGACGAAGAGTTCCTTGCCGGGATCACGGAGGACGAGCAGATCGCGCAGCTCGAGACTGGGCTGGCGCAGATCAAGCTGTTGCAGGCAGAGAAGAAGGCCCGCTCCGACGGGTACGAAGCGATGCAGCAGAAGAAGAAGGAGCTCGCCGACGCATACGCGGCCGAACTGAATCCCGGCGAAGAGACGGAGACCGAGGAAGACACGGAGGGTGAGACGGTCGACGCCGACGCCGAGGTTGTCGCGGAAGCAGAGGCCGAGCCTGTCGTGGTCGAGGCTGAGACGGTTACGGAGGTGGTGGAGGAACAGGTTCCGGTCACGGCAGCCGCTCCCCCAGCTCCTCGTTTCTCACGGACGCCGCCGGCACCGGCCCGCGAGCGGATCGTGGTGGAGGACAACACCGAGGCGAAGGGCAACGCGCTCGTCGCTTCGAGCCAGTACCGCGGCGAACACCCGGACCCGTTGACGCCGAAGACGCTCGCCGACCTGTCCCGCGGAGCATGCCTCGATCTGGGGCCGCTGCCGCACAACCAGGAGCGCGGGGCGTTCACGACAGAGGTCGGCCCGACCCACATCGACACGTACGACGACGGCAGGCGTGTTCAGCATGGCGCCGACCGGAAGATCGTGTGGGACGGTCCGAGAACGAAGATCGCTGCGGCCGGCTTCGAGTTTCCCTCGGAGCGGGTGCTGACCGGCGGCGAGGACGACCTCGACAAGATCAGGGAGGCGCTTCCCGAGACAGTGTCGTTCATGGGCGCACCGGGCGGCCTCGGAGGCGAAGCACTGACCGCGTCCGGCGGGATCTGTGCCCCGTCCACCCCGTTCTACGGGATGGTCAACTTCGGCACCGAGGCGGAGCCGGTGTGGGACTCGCTGCCGGTGTTCCAGGCCGCGAGAGGCGGAGTGAATGTCCCGACGTCCACGTATATCGCGGACATCACCACCGCGATCTCCAGCATCTCGGAGGCGAACGACGCGGAGGGCGGAACGTTCGCAACGAAGTCGTGCCAGGCGCTCGACTGCCCGGCATACACCGAAACGTTCGTGAACATCTTCGCGCACTGCCGCGAATACGGGAACCTGAACGCCCGTACGTGGCCGGAGAAGATCGCGCACGAAAACGCTTTGACGATGCAGGCTCTGGCCCGCACAGCCGAGGACTTCATGCTGGAGCGGATCAAGGCGCTGTCCGTCAACGTCACGAACGGTGTCGAGACGCTCGGTGCCCTGATCTACCTCGTCGACGCGATCGTGAAGGCGAAGTGGGGCATCAGCACCCGGTTCCGGATGCCCGCCAACGCCCGGTTCCGGGCGCTGCTGCCGGCGTACACGCTGGATCTGCTGCTGTTGGACACGATCCAGACGCAGTACGACCGGTTCAAGAGCCGCGGCGAGATCGACGCGTACCTCCGGTCGACAGGGATCGACCCGATCTACTACATCGACGGCAACTTCGCCGCCGGTGACGACCAGGTCGCAGACGCGGCACAGACCGCCGCCGCGATCGACGGGTTCCCGAACACGGTTCAGTGGGCCATCTATCCCGACGGCGCGTTCCTCGGAATCGACAGTGGCTCGTTGGAGCTCGGCATCGTTCGTGACTCGACTCTGAACGCCACGAACGATTTCCAGGTGTTCGGGGAGCGGTTCCGCAACCTCGTCCGGCTGGCGCCGGCGCAGGCCGCGTGGTGGGTCACGACCGACTGGTGCCCGAGCGGTCAGTTCCCGCCCGCCGGTACCGCCAGGACCTGCGAGTAACACATGACGACTGAGGAAGGGGACCGGAGATGAGCGAGTTCACGGCTGTTGGCCCGGCGCTCGACCTCGACGGTCCCCTCCCCGTCGCCCCGGAACACTCGCTGCTCAACACCCGTGTCCGTACCCCCGACGGTGGCTTCCAGAGCGTCATCGTCGAAAGGGACGCGACACGGGTGTTGAACGGCGTCAACGTGTGGGGCTACCCGGAAGGCTGCTCCGAGCTGTGGGAACCATGCTCGGACGGCACCTACCGAACAAAAACGGAAGACTCCGAAAACCACACGCCGAGGTTCGACTCGTACGCGGTGTACAAGCCGATCATATGTTCAGGGATCGGCCTGTCGAACGCCAGGGCGGCAGAGTTGAACGACCGGATCAGCCTTGTGTTGGACGCGATCGTGTCTGCGGGGGTGGAGACGGCACTGGCGGCCGGGGTGTCGGGTTCCAGCAACCCGTTCGTCGGCGACACCAACGTCGTCGATCTCACCCCCACACCGGGCACAGCAGTGTCCGCCGGAGTGGGGCTATCCATCCTGGAGAACGCAATCGCTGCGACATGCCGTGCCGGGATGATCGGCGCGACCCCAGCCACGATCGCTGCTCTTCAGGCGTTCCCGATCAACGGAGGAGGCGAAGGCAACAGGCTGATCACCGCGAACGGCACACCCGTCTACAGCGCCGACGGTCTTGTCGGCTTGGAAACCGATGATCTGGACGCGCCGACAGGGACGGAGGACTGGATGATCGCTCACGGCCCCGTCGAGGTGTACATGGGGCCAACCGTCACACAAGACGTCCGAAGTTCGCTGGACCGGTCGGACAACACCCTCGTGTTCCGCGCAGAACGCTACGTCCTTTCTATCTGGGACACCGCTTTGCAGGCGGCCGTCCTTGTGGACTGGGCAACGTGACC